GAGTGTCGTCTGTAACATCAACAATAAGGTAGTCGCCGTTGTTGCTCGACGTGCCGCTAACCGTAATTGTCTGATTAACCTTAAAACCTTCGTCAATAAAATTTTTGCCTGTATCAACAATGCGATCGTTGTGGCTTGCCCCGGTTGAAGATGGGTCGCCTTCTACGAAACTGATTGTTGACGCGGCATAGCTTGGCAGTATCTCAGAGTCGCCAGCGAGGTTGGGTTGCACCGCGGCAGTTACCGTTGTCGCGTTTGTAAACCCGGTAATTTTTAAAAACCCGTTATACAGTTTGATTAATCGACCAACATCGGTGCTGGCGAATAAGTCAGCTGACGCGGTAATAGTTGCGCTGCCGGTGCGCGCGTTTGATGTCAACGTCGTTGTTGTTGTGTTTGCGTCTTGGAACGGGCCAAACTCAAAACCAATTTCTGTCAGCGTCCATGCGGTGTGGCCAGTTCTTGTCAGTTTGCGAGGCGAATAGGACGGATGAACAATAAACATTGTGTCCGCGCTTTGCGCCATTTTAAGCTCAAACAGGTCAGCGGTGACGTAGGGCGTCGAAATTTCGTAAGCGCTGCCGCTATCGGTTATTTGTCCGTCGTCTTTGTAGAACCGGAAATACTCGTTTCCCGCTTCAATTATGTAAGTCTGTTCGCTCGAAAACTCGAAACTGAATAGCCTTGTTTTTGCCGCGCTGGTTTTAACCTCGGCAACGTAGTAGCTACCCGGTCGACGGGTTGCGCCGCCGTGAGCGTGGATAAGAAAATTTTCGAGTGTAGAGCAGCCGTTTTTAAATTTGCTCAAATCAACTCGGCCATCAAGGCGTGGGCTAAGTTCTCCAGCAGTGAAGTTTGTAAACGGATAGCTCAGACGCGCCATTACCGCCTCGCGTTGATAAAGTCGGTGGCTATAATTTCGTCGGGTGTCCCTTCGGTTGCGTCTACAAATCTGGCCTCTGAAAGTTTGGCCTGGTAGATGCTGTACATATTTTGCGTGAGGCCATTTGAGTTAGCGATCGGGTAGGCGAGGTCAGCGGCAAGTGCTGCCGATATTGTTTCTATTAGCCCTGCGTCGTATTCGGTTGGATCAGTTACGCGGGCGATGTAGCGGATTTTGACCGTACCCTCGTCCGTTAAAATTTTGCGTCCTTCAATGACGTATTGGATGCCAAGGTCTTCGCCTTCGACTTCTAAAACGCGAAGACAATACGGGTCGGCCGGCAGCTGGTAGCTGTAGGCGTATTCCCAGCTGGGCGCGTCGGTGTCCTGTGCAAGCTCCACCCGTTTAATCAGGCAGTTCCACGGATGGGCGCGAAAAACAGAGTCGCGGACAAACGTATAGCGCTGATTGCACAGACGGCCGCTGCGACTGTCTTCGGTCAGCGAAATAATGTTGGATGCACCAATCGCGTTTAACGCGCTGTTGCAGATATCAACTTCTGAGGCCATGACGATCCTTGTAAAAAAAGGGGCGGCCGAAGCCGCCCCTAATCGTTATCGTCTACGAAACGACGTAGTGGATAATGAAGGACAAATCGCCTTCAGTGCCGCCAGCAGCTGACATCGTGATGGCTATGTAGTAATAGCCGCCAGGATCGCTTGTAGCGCCGGCAAGTTCCCACATCTTCTTACCAACAGTGTTGATATTGGATGCTTCGTGACGAACGTCGGCCATTGCACCAGCGTCAGCGACTGCCGTGGCGAAAGCGTCTTCGTCCACAACAACGCCAGCGGTAGTGTAAATACCGACGTTAAAGGTGTTAGAACCACCCAACGTATCTGAACCGACAAAAATGTGCGGAACAGTTGCGTTTGATGGCACCGGAGCAAGCATCAAGATGTCATCGTCATCTGAGTCTCCGGCCGCAACAACGATGGTTCCCTGAGCTACACGCATCGCGCCATGTAGATTGGCAACATCGTTATGCACTGATGGATCAGCTTCAAAGTTGCTGACCAGTGTTGAGTTAGCAGTACCCATTAATCAGCCCTCCTATGCAGATTCATCGCACGCGATAGAAACGACCTTGGATTCTTCCATCCGGGTCGACCCTACGGTCGCGCAATAGAACACTTGCGTCGAAAATGACTTGTCATCGCGCTCAGTGATGCGCGCCATGGTGTCTTTCCCGACAGCAAGTAGGATTCCATCCTCAGCCCATGCAAAACAGGTTCGGATGTTGGATGCTACCGCGAGGCGATTGCTGACGTGGAACTTGAAGCCAAGATAGGAATCAAGCTCACCGCGAGCTAAGGCTTTCACGGTATTGAAATCTGAACTTTTGACTTCAGTCGTATTCAGCAAAGCTGAAATCTGAGCAGGCGCTACAACAATGTGTCGCGGAATGCTCGGATCGATATCCGCCGAGTCCATGACTTCTTTGGCACTCAGGAGTTTGGCAACCGTCATATCCGCGCTGCCATGTGCGATCGTATTCGCAGCAAGCATCGAGGTGCTGGTACTGCCAGCTTTGCCGGTTTTAGACGTCCCTGTCGCGGCTGCAATAATCTCATCATCGATGGATCTATTGATAGCTGCGGCAGCTGCCTGAGCATAGGTCGATGTCGGATCAGCCAACATTTTTACTTTGTCGGCGTCGTCAATCAGGTCAGCCCATTCATAGGTTTCAAGGGTTACCATTCGCCTTGAGTGGGGTGTTTCGACAAGGGGAGTATCCCCATGCCGCGTCGTCCGCTTAACGGCCGCAACGGAGCCTACTTGGTCGAAAAACGCTTTTTCGCCCGTGACAGACTCTTCACGAACCGCACCGCGAAGGACACTTCCGCGCTGTTGAGCAAGTAAAGCGATATTTGAGCTAAACTGCTGAACAAACGCTGTGGTGACTTGTGTGGACACAAGATCCTCCTACAGTTGTGGTTGAAAAAAATTTCTCGGCACGCTTCCCTTGCGGACGTAACCTTCACTTAACGACTGATGGTCGACCTGACTTACAGGTTTGCGGCAAGACCTTTCGGCTACCTTGCACTACGCAACCGCATCGGTTCCGTAGATATGCTCATAAAGGCGATTGCGTTCCTGCACGAAGAAATCGTGCTGCGGATGCTTGCCATCAAACAAAGGCCCGTTAGGTGCCTCAATCTCGCGCAGCTTGTCTTGCGCCTCGGATGGCGTCATCGCCGTGTTAGATTTCTCAAAGCCGGCGAAGTCATCTTCGCTGACCTTGTCTCTTATATATTCACCAATGCCCACCATCGATTTTATAAATTCGGGGTGGTCACCTAATAGCGTTCCATCGGCTAACGGAATTTCGGTCAATTCATTGTTGCCAAGCTCCGACAACATACCGTTAGCGAGTGACAAACGGTCTTCGTATGCGTTTCCATATTCCTTACGCAAATCAGCTGTAACCTGAGCGCGCATAGCTTCGACGTTCGGCGCCTCTTCTTCCTGACTTGCAGTTAGCTCGTTATACGAGGCCAACAATTTTTGCGCCTGATCGTTGTTTAGTCCGATGTCATGCGCGGTGTTTCTAAACCAACCCAATAAGTTCTCGTCAGGCTCCTCTCCAGCTTCAAGATTGTAGGCTTCACCGCTTTCCGGCCGGCCAAGGCGATCGTAAACTTCGCCCCAATCTTCAGCGCTGGAATGTTCGCCAGGCAATGGAATTTTATCGCGCCCGATCATCGAGGACGCATTTACATATGCCTTTGCTAAATTTTGGACAGATTGGATAGGATCGAGAGCGGTATGTCCGCGCAACCCTTCATCATCAATAACAGCTTTCCAATCGTCAGACGGGGCTACCTCCGGTTCGGAGACCTCCGCTACCTGTTCTTCTTCAGCCACTATCTACTTCTCCTTCTATTGGTTTGCGGTCGCTCAGGAGCGACAGGATGAACAGAACGACAGATCTCTGTCCCTCTGCGTAGGCACTTTCGCAGTGATCACCGCGAAAGGTCGGGGTATAAAATCCATAGCGGTGCTTCATATCTTCAAGCAGCCGCTCCCCTTCGTTTGTATTAAATATGTGTTTTGCGTCTTCGCGCAGTTCCTCAATCATTGACCACCGCCTTGCAGCACCTTGATTGCCGGTGCCACGGATCCAAGCGCTTCAGCGGTCTGCGTTGCTTCGTTCAATTCCTGCTGCTGTGCCTGTTGCTCCTGCCGTACCTGGCGATCGCGTGCTATTTCGCCTTCGCCCTTTGTGACGCTGGCCGGGATGGAAAGCGTGCGGAGCAT